GTAAAACTAAGAAACAGACCCCTCAAGTAAAATTGAGGGGTATTTTTTTAACATGTGGAAAAAACAAACCAGTACAAACTAGAACTAAATGTATGTGAACATAAGTTAATCATAGAGATACATGGAGGGGATTCAAACCACGCGCAGGCTCAAGCTTCGGATATCGCTCGTGCTTTAAAAACTCAGAACTACACTCTTACATACGCAGATGACACAACAGGACACGAACAGCTTTCAACGCTCTTCAGTGATTTAGCGTCAAATAACTTTAGTTATACGGATTGCAGTTTCTGGCCTGGTAAAAAGGCAAACGGACACCCGTGTATATACGTGTGCGGTAAAAGATTTTATGTCAGGAACATTATAGCAGATTACTTAGATGTACGAAGCGGAGATCAAACTATAAAACAAAAGTGCAAGAATATACACTGTATAAACCCATACCACTTCGAATACAAAGCGGAAAAAAACTCTAAGCTTTCCGGCGGCGACCAAAAACTACTTGTAGCATCTATCGGCCAAGGCGCCCGCGTTTCGCAGGTAGCTCAGGTGTTTAAAGTTCACAGATCAACCATCTACCGAAAACTCAAAGATGAACGTTTTTATCTTGGGACTCCGCGTAACAGCGGCAGCTGAAACGGAAGAAAACACTGTAAACGTTTTAGCGGAATCGTTACCCTCAAACGACAAACGAGTTGCATCAAAAGTGCAGCTCATACAGGCTAAAGATCACTATGTGGGGAAACTTCTTAAAGAACTCAAGGAAGATCAAACAGTATTGGCAATTGGTCCCACAAGGGCTACGCCTGATGGCGTGCTTCAAATGCAACCAATCCTGGTTGTAACGAGTGAAAACTTCGATGATCTGCTGGCAATCAACCTGTTTGTTGCAGCCGGTGGCCTGGGACCTAAAGCAGACGAAGTAGAACTTTCTGATACAACGGTAACTAACCGCTCACTTGCGTGGCAGTCTGGGGATAACGAAACCTGCTGGTTTAAACTCACAGCTTGGGCAGAACTTTCGAAGCAGCTTTCGGAACTAGCTCCCGGCACACCTACCATTGCTGTAGGTAATGTGAACACCAGCGAAAAAGATGATAAATCGTATTTAAACTACAACGTGTCAAAGATCCTCTACCTCCCAAAGTCAACTAAGACCGCTCCAAAAAAAGCTGCCGATCCTGAAAAAGGAAAGGTGGCGACTGCAGCGCTCGGCTCTATTGATTTCTCGCTCTGAATTACAGGTAACTAACTATGGTGTTTATCGCTGGTCAATTTTCTGAGGACGAAATTCTCTGTAACGTCCCGCCTCATACTCTGCGGATTGATCTCCAAGCTCGACGTTGGAAATCTGATGTTGATCCCGATTCAGCAATCGTGGATCGAAACGACAACGGTATCCCGATTGAATTTATTCTGCTGGGATTCACTCCTTATTTCGGAAACCTCGGAATGAGGAATCAGGAGGAATTCCTCCGAATCGCATACATCGGTGTGTCGCCTAACCACAGGCTGCTCCCGTCACGATGTGTGACGACCTCGATGATTTCTGGTAAATCCAGCCAGAAAAACTTCATATCTTATTTCCAAACTCTCTACAACAATCGAATCAACTGCGCCTCGGTGGTCACGACCACTAAGTTTGTGACTCGTTCGTTCAACGAACGTGATCCTATGACGGGTGCAGATGGTGCGAAGATTAATTTCAACGCACTAGAGTTCGCGGATCGTCCCCCCGCAGACGATAAAGAAACCCAGTTGATCACGGACATCGATGCGTGGCTTAACGACAAAGGTCCTGGGCTCATCTCGGCTGCGCTCAGGTCTCACATCCCTGGGGCAAATCTGGTCGAACTGCCGTTGGGTGCTGATCACACGGAGATCAAAGCTCAATTTGCAGCAACGAATCCATCCGGATCTGATCGAACCTTCGCCTCTGCTGATCCTCAGGCGAGTCTTCCGCCTGCTCCCAAGTCAGCAAAGCCAGAACCACCGGCAGCGGGCGGGAAGAAGGCTGTGGAGCTGACTGAAGAACAAGCAAAAGCTCTTGGAATCGACTTCTGAGTTAAATCTGAGGCACACTGGGGCGGACACCGCCCCTTTTTTAATGTCTGATTATGCGGAAAAAACTTAAAACCCTCAAAGTAAAAAAGGGAAGCTTTTGGGTTTTTATATTTCTAGAACGCTTTAACGATGATGTCTGGAACATCGCAGTTACAACTTCGAAAAGTCAGAGGGGAGCTCGCGACTGGTATTGGAGACGAAAGAACAAACGATCTGCCCACGCGGGGACAAATAACAAAAGAGCTGGTATCCAGCATCTGAGGGCGGCTTTTGAATTAACTAAGAAAGCTGTGGCGCAGCTGCCGGCAGGTGACTCCGTAATCTCTATGCCCACATCGGAAAAGAGGAGTGCGATGAGTAAATACTTAGAACGAATCGGTTTTTCGCCTATTCAAATGGGTGATCAACATTTTTGGGTTCTAGTAATTCCTGAAAGCTAGGAAGCAGTACACCATTCTGAGCACACCAGGATGCTAAACGACTAAACAAATGATTCCTTAACAGATATTGGCTATGGATTTCTCCGAAAATCTCAAGTAGCTGGTCCTTATCCAGTTTCTTAGCATCCTGCATTACACGTTGGTGCAGGAAGTCCTGTTCTGGGGTACGCCACTGAAGATTCAGCATTTCTTAAGAGGCATATTGGTCATATTAGGTACATAATGATCCGCAGGCCGGCCGAACCCCGGTAAACTTTGGAATCAAAACAGATTCTCGTGGAACCCTTCTACACAGTCCCAAAAGGAGTCACACATGCGCTTGTTAAACACTCGTATATACAAGGCTCGGTCTTGGTTCCGCATGATCCGCTGAATGTTTTATCGGATCAACTTCGAGCTCACAATTTCTCGGTGACGACCAACACCAACCCGGACAACCTTATGGATCCGATCTGGTGGGTGGGAGAACGAAATAAGAACTACGACTGGGTCATAGCGTCTACACTGGGATCCTACGAGTTTAATGAGTACATATTAGAATACGGTATACAGATCGCACGAAAAGGCATAGCAATCCTGGATAGACTTTCGTTTATAGAGCCTGTTGCGAAGCGTCGGACATTCTTACTTAAAAATAAGCTTTCGAATATGATTGTCCTCAGTCCGCGTCCTAAATTCAGGGCCATCGGCTCCACGCGGGACTCGGTTACCTCTTGCTGGTTCGTGTTTCAACGACCCGATAACTGGCACGACGGAACTCAGGTAACCTTTGGACTCGACTGGGACCGTGTAGACCCACTTCCTCCTCTGCAATGACAAAATCAAAATCACAGAAGTTTGAAGACTTCCAACGTCATGTACTCGAACAGCTCGTCGCAACCAACCACAAGCTGGATAAACTCTGCGCCATTCTTATCTCTGATCAACTCCTGCAGGAGTGCATCGACCCCGAAGGGAACCCAAGAGAAGCTGAAAACTGCGCAGAAATCGTTACTGAGTCGTTTAGTGCGGGACTGTGTCTATCGAAAGAACTAGACGCTAATCAACGCGAGTTCGATTATCACGTCTCGGAATTCTTTGTAAATGATGAAGAAGACGAAGAAGAGGAAGAAGAAGATGATGAAGAAGACGAAGACGACATGCCGGATAACAGGAGGCCACCCGTTAGCTTTTTTTAAGGCTGCTACTATGTAGATAATTCGACACAATAATGTGTCCAAAACACGGTTAACTCTTAACGGTTTACGGCACTATATTTGTGACGGTGTACCCAAACCGCTTCCGTCTGTAACCAGCGTTCTTTCTGCCACGCAGACGGAAGATACCAGGAAGAAACTTGCGCACTGGAACATCATGAATCCAGGTGCGATGGAGAAGGCTGCAGAGAGGGGAACGTGGATTCATAACGCAGTAGAGAACTATGTTCGCGGACTAGAGGTACATCCGCCAAGCGACTACATGCCGTTTTGGAACGGTATGCCTGAAAAACTAGATGAGTTATTTGAACGTGGAAAAATACTGTGGAGTGAAAAACCGTTCAATCAACCCCAATGGTCTAACTATGTAGGGGAAGATGGCGTAGGCCGCATCCACTACTATGACAGCAAAACAGGTTGGGGATATGCCGGATGCTGCGACGTAATTTATCAGGACGGTAACGGAGAGATTATTCTCGGGGACTTTAAAACGAGTGTTGGTCCGTACTCCGCAAACTTCCCCAAAGCGAAAGCGGACATCCCAGAACAAACGAGGAAAGCACTTATAAGCGGGGTATTCAAACTCAAAAAGACTCAACTCCAGCTCGCTGCTTATACAATTGCAGCTGAGAGTTGCCTAGATATTCAGATAGATAAGACGCAGATTATTGTGTCTACACCGTTACCCGAATACCCTGTTCAAGTTTTTACTTTCAGCAAGGAACAAGTAAGTAAACACAAAGAGCTTTGGCTTCAAGTTCTTAGGAAATTTTACGAGGACAACGCCCAACCTTAATACCCACTTCCGCTGCGGGAACTGGGAAGTCGTGCCACAATGGCACCACGCGCTCAGACTATGGACTTTCTCTACTCCCGGAACCTCGAAGTCAAAAAGCACATCAGCCCGAAGCTGGGCAAGATTCCGGAAGGGGGAAATTTTGGAGCATTTAACTCTAACTGGGAAGCCTGTGAGAAGGATATTAAAACCATTTCCGAGGAGGTCTTAGCGGGTGCGGGGCTCTGTGCTTGGCACCTCGTGAACGGAAAACGAGTAAAAGGAGAAACTAATGCGATAAAAGCAGGCTTAATTATCATCGATATCGATAATCAAGCTGACGGTAAGGATGAAAACGGTAATAAAATCAAAGACATTCAGTTAACCGTAGAAGAAATTAGCGGCATCGAGATATGCCAAAAGTACTTATCGTTCGCCTACTACTCACCCAGTAACGCTGAAGATTGGCCTCGATTCCGATTAGTTTTTGGGTTAGAGCAACCGATAACAGACCCGAGCTTCCACAGGTGGCTCACGCAGGAAATCGCCAAAAAGATTCCGGGATCAGACTTCAGGGCAACATCGACAGTTAACCTCTTCTATGGGGCTAAAGAGGGCACAGAACTTATAGAGCTCACAGATAAATACATACCAATTAAAAAGATTCAAGAGGCATTTCAGGCTTATGTAGCGATACCAAAGACTGAAACCGAAGACACGGATCCCCTCGATTGCCTCAAGATCGACGTTGATCCAGATGGGTTACAGCTCGAACCGCTGCTGAGCGCTCAGGTCAGGCACATCCTCGAAGGAGGAGCGGTGGAGGATCGATCCTTCGCTATGGCGATGGCGCTGAAAGAACTGATCGGATGGAGCAACTGGCTGAGGGAACAAAAGATCGCGGTCACCGAGGAACCTCTTGACATTTCGAACCGACTCTTCTACTGTATATACGAGTACGCCCCGGAGCTAGACGGCAAATTCAACCGGATCCTCGGCAGCATTTACGACGCGCCGAACCTTCGACCCGCAGTGACCATGGCCTCCCAGGACGGTGAATTAGCCGCCTGGAAAAAGGTAAAATATTACAGTCGGGATGTATTTGAATCGAATTGTCCTGACGACATCAAGGATCAGATCAAAGCCACGCGGCCGAAGCCTGTTAATTCCGTTCTCACTTTCGAGCTGACCTCGGAGAAACCCGCCAACCAGAAGGTCGAGAACAAAACAAAATCAACATCAACATCAAAACAAATGACAACGGCACCAACACCTGATACCCCTGCGCAGCTAATACAGATCCAGAACAACAACAGGCAGTTTAGTGAGAACGATATTGCAGATATTATCGTAAATAACTATGGAGACTCTTTCCTATTCGATTCAAGTTTGGATGAATTCTTTCACTACGACGGAGACGAAGGCGTTTGGTTTATTAATGACGAACAGCATATCAAACGCAGAGTCGTAAAGACCTTAGATACATTTGTGCGAGCGGGTGTACTACCTAAGTACAGCTCGGCAACAGTGAACTCGGTTTACCAGCTCCTAAAAGCCAAGCTTCTTAAGTCTGTAAAAGCGGGCCGAGCTTCCATCTGGCAATCGAACCGGGGCAAGATTCCTTTCCGCAATGGGGTTCTCGATGCTGCCACGCTCGACTTCGAGCCCGGAAATCACAAGGATCTGTACTTCCAAACCAAGCTGCTGTTTGATTACGACACCAACGGAAGCTGCCCAGAGTTTCTTAAGTGGTTGGATTGGGCAGTCGGGAAGGACAAGACGATCATTATCCGTGCTTTCCTTCGGGCTGTACTGACGGGATATACAACAGGTGAGCGCTTCCTCCACCTGATTGGTCCTGGTGGTTCGGGTAAGTCCACGCTGCAGCAGGTTCTGATCGCGTTGGCTGGCTACACCGGAACGCACACGTCTGACCTAGAAACCATCGAAACAAACAGGTTTGAGTGTCATAGCCTTATCGGCAAACGACTGCTGCTCCTGACCGACGAAGCATCGTTCAGTAAGCGCCTCGATACCCTTAAGAAGCTCACGTCATCGAGCGACACCCTTCGAGCAGAGCGGAAGTACGGAAAGGAGATCGTCAACTTCAAACCCGAACTGCTGGTCTCTATCGCAAGTAACGAGCACATCAGCAGCTCAGACATCAGCTCTGGTCTCGAACGCCGCCGTCTAACCATTGTTATGGACCGGGTGGTGGACCCCTCGAAGCGGCGGAATTTGATCAGTGTGTTCCCCGACCGAATCGAAGGTGAATTCGCAGCAGAACTGCCCGGCGTTGCTAAATGGCTGATCGATATGCCTTACGAGGAGATGCGAGATGTTCTCGCGAACCCGGTTAAGTATTGCCCAGACCTGAACACCTCTAACCTCGACGCTCTGGTGTTCAACAACCCGATCTGCGCATGGATGGCCGACTGCTGCCTCTACGCACCTAATGCCCACACGATCCTGGGCGGTGGTGCCTTCCGGCCAACCATCGATGAGTCTGAACGAGGTCTGTACGTTAAGAACGCATACTCAGAAGTGTATGCCTCCTACGTGAACTATTGCAAATCTAACGGTTACAAGCACAGTGCTAAACCGCGATTTGTCGACCGACTGAAGGAGACAACCAACAACGTAATCAAGATCCCCGGAATCACAGCTAAGTACATCAACGGAAAAGCTGTAGTCACCGGAATACGATTAAAACCCTTCGATATCTCGACTGATCGTGCAGCTTCCGGTAAGAATAGGTTGCCCTCACCTATAGACTGGGCCAGTTCGCCCAACAGTTGGGACGCCGCATTCGAAGAGCACGACCAACCAAAAGAGCAATCAGATGATTAATCGTATTTTTGCAGCCATCATCATCGCAGGTGCTAGCGCTACAACCGTAAGCGCTTTTGTAGAACCAAAAGCAACCGGAGCAACCGTAGGTGCCACGGGTGCAGCATTAGCTGCAGCAGCAGTAGCAAGCGAAGCTCGACGGAAAACAGAAGAGCAGAAAGCTGAAGCTATGCGAGTAGCTCAAGCTTTTAGGTATCTTTACGACAAATACAACGGCGTCATCAGTCCGTATGAGCTTTCGTTTCTAGGCGAAATAGCGGCGGACAAATCGATTGCGTTCCTGGAAACGCTGGCAGAAAGCCAGGAAGGGCAACGGGTAGAGAACGATCAGGGTCTGGTCTACTCCTTCCCACACCCGCAAAACGCTCTCGATCAACTAACTAAGAATGCGCAGGCATGGGTGCAGGCGCAGATGAATCCTCTGCTCGAAGAGAACAAGAATCTGAGGCAGGCGATTCAAATTATGCAGGCGCAGACCGCTACACCGGTTCGACCCGCACCTTTTGTTCCGACACCGGCAGTTCCCAAAACTCAGCCGACTGAAGAGCAGGTTGACCCTTGGAATAATCTGCTATAATATAAAGTATGCGCATGGGGAAAAGAGCCGGGGCCATGAACCCCGGCTTTCCCTTAGGCGAACTTCAGCTCATCGATGTAGCGCCAACCCTTAAGACCGAGGGACCGCTCCTCGAAGGCAACCTCGGTGATCGCTTGAATGATGTCAGGCATCAGAGAACGCAGTTCGCGCCCGATACAGTTGGAGATGTACCGGTGCTCTAGCTGAGTCCCCGGAACGGAACGCAGACCGACATAAAACAGCCAGTTGCGAATATTGCCCTGCATATGAATCCGTGTCGGGGAACTCATCGGGAGGATATTACGAGCGACTTCTTTTGCCACGCCGTCCAAAACCATGTCATCGTAGAGATCCAAGGTCTGGTGATATAGATCTCGTATGCGCGAGCGGTACTTTTCCTCCATCTGTGTATCGTCATAGGCAATGCTGTTCTGACGATTTTTAAAATCTTGGGAACGAAGCTCGAACTCGCAAACGTCCTCGATCTTCGAACCCAGGACTTCATTAGGGTTGCAGTAACGCTGACTCGTTTCCTGAAAACAAAATGACCTGTGTCGGATTATCTGAGCTGAAATACTACGGCTCGTAATAATCTCGAAGCAGGCGCAAGCTTGCTCGAACACACTGAAGTGCCCGTGCTTAATACAGTATCGTAGGAGTCCCCTGTACTCCTCTCGATCAGGATCAACCGTGGAAGTGCGAGCGTGCTTGGCAATGCAGCGCTCAGCAGACGGAGTTACCCAATCGAGAGTGACTTTGTGAAGGGAATCAAGCGGAACGCTCATCCTCGCCGGCTTGTTTACCCGGCACGATAGCAGCGGTTATCCGCTCAACCAACCCAGGATGTTGTTTTGCCACAGCGCCGGCAAAGCGGTTGGCTGTGTACTCCATCTCCTCGGGTTTCTCGTAAATCATCGGGCCAGCGAAGCGCATGATCAGGTACGGGGAAAGGTTTCTTGGTAACGGAGACGACGTGTAATCTCCGAAGGAGTTATACCGGACAGTTTATAGGCTTCTAAACCCAGACGCTGACCGGCAAGACGAATAGGGAAATCAGAATCGCGCATGATTACTTACCTAATTTTTGCTTAGCTAAAGCAAGCAGATTGTTCATCATATTGTGGGAGGTCAAAGGATACTCCTGAGGCAGTGTTGGAGTATTTAAGAAGTTCTGCTTGCCCACGGAGAGAGCTTGGCGCATACGCATCCGCTGCTCAGGAACCGACTGAGCGATGGATTCCATGTACTGCGCCTGACTCATGTCGTCAGGGCTGTTAGGTAAAGGAATATTTTTCTGGTTGTAGCCAGCAACGCCGGTAAGAGCCGTGGATTTTTTGATGTTGGACTCGGCGTACTCAACAGGTCCGACAGGAGGGCGAATATAAACACCGCGATCCTTCTCAAGTTGAGCAGCGATGCGATTGGCGTCATCAAGCTGAAGGGTGCGACGTACGCCACGGGTGAGCTCAACGTTGTAGCCGTCCAGGCCAGGGGGGAACATGAGGCCACCCATAGCCTCCGGGGCGTTCCCACGTGCGTCTGAGCCGGGAAGGATGGCCATCTACTGTTCGCTCCGGTTTGTACTACGGCTCAATACTCTTATATTAGCGTCAGAATTATTTAGAGGATTACCATCACGGTGGTCGACATCCTTCCCGTCACCCTTCCGGACGCGACCTTCACGCTCTAACCGGCGACGAGCTTTGTTACGCGCGGCTCGCCGCTTTTTCTGAGCGTCTGTACCGTGGTAAGTTTTGTACTCCTGATCGTAATCTCTAGACACAACTACTTAGTAGATGTTTCTATTTTAGATTCATCGGTATCTAAACGAAAAGTTTTAACGTTACCCCGAGCCCAATAATCGCGTAAAGTCCACGCGGCATCTTTTTCGAAACGCTTCCAAAGACCGGTATAGGTGTGATCTTCGGGTTTATACAGATCATATAAAACCTCTAAAAAATCAGCTTTATCCTGTTCTTCCTGAACATTCCAATTGTCAAGGACGGCTTGCCAATCAAATCCTTGGAAATTCGTAGTGCTCTTGGAAGTTTCGGACAAGACTTTCAATTAGCGCAGACCGATAACTTAGCATCCGAGCCATCTCGCGGGTTGTCAAATCCCCAAGAGGACTGGAATCTTCATCCCAATTAAAGGTTTTTTCCTGAGCACGAGTGTCGGCACATCGCGCAATATTGTCCCAAGCTAAAGAATTCATTTGGAAGCCTTAATAACCCAGCCGGTTCCGGGTCCCTCAACCATAAACCGGGGACCTAAATTTTTCTTGGAATATAAAAGTTGTTTACCGTTAGAGGAAACATAGCCGCCGTTAACTAAATCCATTTCACCGAAGGGATCGTTCACGACGTATTTTGTATTATCTTCATTGCGTCCGATAATGACAATCCAATGTCCACCGCCCGTGGGGTTGGAAACTGGCCCCTTGTGGAGAACTCCAATCGGAACAGGGATGCCCCGTGTCAACTGAGAATCGATATCACTCCAACCAAAGTTTTGCCGAAACTCTGCAGAAACGCCAAAATCCTTTAGAGCCTTGACTTGTACAGAAGCATCGGTGGTATCACCGTAAGCATATACAACTTTGATGTAATCATCATCATTTGCAATACTGGACGGTTTTAAATATTTCAATAGCATCGCGCAGCTGCTGCTAAAGCAAGTGCGCATAGGATCTACTTTGTTATCACGCTGACTGAAATAAGGAACATTTAAAACCAGCTTATTTGCGTGGGAAAAATCTTCCGACTCGACAGATACTGGATCATTAATAATTTTCCAGTGGTCTGGGAAGAACCACCAATCTCGATCTGGTTGCGCGGTTAACTTCAATTTATAGTCTGATTTGCCGGGAACCATAGTTATAAGATCCCAGGCGTGTGCAGAGCCTTTAGGGACGAATAACTTACGTTCTGCAGGTAATTCAGCAGCCTGCAGGGGCTCACGCTTAAGCCACGTGTCTCGCTTTGCGACGATCGAAGAGCTCAAGAGAGGGTGCAGAGGCTTGGTCAAAAATAGCGCTTTTTCTTGTTCGCGCCGGATTCTTAATCCTTCGCTTACTTTTGAACCGACTTTTACCCACTTTAAAAATTCAGACGCAACAATAGCTCGGTCAGTTCTGTCGTTTAAAAGAGTGAGCAACGTGGAAGATTTAAAAGCATATCCGCCAACGTTAAAAGTAAAACTTACAAGAGCATCAAATTCATTCTGATTAACAGGAACTTTTAAATTGTCATTAACAAACTGTTCAAAATAAGCCACATCGTCCCGAAGCAGAGCATCCGCTTCAGGCTCAGTAATAGTCAGGTCAGCTCCTATATCGGGTCCAGTTGAACCGTAACCTACAGTCCAAATACCCGCCTCACATTGGTAAGAGGTGAGGCGGAGACCCTCAAATTTTTTTATAAGATCTAACCCTTTTTGGGAGATCTTATGGCTCACGCAGGAGTAACGTCGAGACCGACTTTGTACTCGGCTCCGCTACGACCCTTGAGCTGGATGTAGGTGTAATAGACGCCAGAAGAGTTGATGTTGGCGGTCGTCACCGAGTTGGCGCGGGAACTGAACTTCGAAGGCGAAGCGGTCAGAACCTCATCACCAGATGAATTTAAAACAATAACGTCACCGCAGGAGTTGGTCTCACGGATGTTGACACGCATAACGCCGGTAGCGTTGACGGTCAGTTGGTAATAATCAGAAATACCATAAATACCGTCAGCGGCATATTCACGCTGAGACGCGGTGACAACGACCACGCCGCTGGCATTCAGAGTACGGCGCTGATCAAACGAGGTCGAATACGCTCGGTAACTAGAGGTAGAAACACCGCTAGCGAGGAGGTTATCGAGCTCCGAATTTTTAGTAAATTGGCTCACTGTAAAGCCCTCTGAATATTGTTAGTTTAAACGATATTTTATGGTCGGTAAGAACAACAAACTCCTAAAATTTAAAAAGGGTAGATTATTGAGCCGTGGGTCCCGAAGCTTTAGTAGCAATAGCTGCCACGGTGCTCGGGTTTTTCACGTGGTCGCATCAACAGAGGCAGACAGTATTAAACGATAGGTTTAATTCTGTTAAAAAGCGACTAGATGATGTGGAAAAAATAGTGACAGATTTTCCGATGACTTATGCGTCAAAAGCAGACCTGAATTCAGGCTTAACAGAAATTAAAGACCGTTTAAATCATATCAACGATAAATTAGATCAGTTGATCCTAAGTAAGATCAATGAAAAAAATTAAGTACAATTTTTGGTTTGCAATTCTGTATGAATTATTAAAAGATATAGCGGAGCACTTCCCAAAAGTTAATAGATATAAAATTGTAAGACTAATATTAAATTACTGTAAACACGATTGGGTGCTATGGAAGATAGATACGACACTAAATGACGTAGATAAACAGGTAGAACAGATAAAAAAAGATTGGGCTAAAGCTGACGCACCGACGACAACTTATATAGAACACCCTTCTGACGGATCAAAAGCGCAGCAACTACTCGGCGGAGCAATGGAAATAAGAAGCAACTTCAAAAGGGAGTAATATAGATATATCCAGGAGGTCTTATGGACAACCTACTTGCACACGCTAAAACGCTGGTCGAAATTTTACTGGCTATCCACGCGTTGGCGCTGATTATCGTCAATGTGACGCCGACCAAAAAAGATGACGCCGCAGTAGCTACCTACTACCGGATCGTCGAAATCCTGGCCGGTATCATTACTCGGCTTGCGAAGCAGTAGTCGACGAGCAAATTAACGGAGTCTGACAGAGTTTTTTATACTCTCTGGCAGACTCCACTTGCATATGGTCTTGGTTTACCCAGGTCAAAAGTCTTTCCTCACGGTCTAAGAGCCAGAAAGTCTGGGCTCGAAACCAACTGAAAAAATCTGAGTCAGATTTTTGAAGATTACAATCAGCACAGGCGGCGACTAAGTTACTCCTACATGTTGATCCGCCCTTAGAACGAGGAATCACATGGTCTAACGTAGAAGGGTTGTGACGACCGCAATAAGCGCAGCCGTCCCACGCCTCGAAGATGTCCTTCCTGAATCTTTTACGGGCAGAGCTTCGCTGTAAACACTTGAGTTCGAACAGAAGGTCTTGTTCGCTCACTCAAAAGTGTGCGCCTTAGTACTATTTTAGGGAGCAGACGGAATTAAGCAGAAACAAGACTCGGTAAATAACGATCCAAAGTAATAATATGCTGCGATTTAGCGGAAAAAGATTCAGCTAAAAACTCACAAGCTCGTTCCGGATCAGTTGTAACTCCGCAGGTAAATACATCCACGGCGGCATACCCGTGTTCAGGCCAGGTGTGGATAGATATATGAGATTCAGCTAGAAGCGCAAAACCAGTTACACCCTGAGGGCTGAATGAGTGTGTTTTTATGTCCAGTAAAGTAGCGTTAGCATCTAAAGCAGCACCCACTAAAGAATCGCGTATAAAGATCTCATCGTTTAATTTGTCACGATCAGCATTATATAGTTCTAAGACACAATGCTTGCCGTGACCCATGGATAGACACAAGACCCAATAAAGTATAGAAGCAGTCAAAACAAATACCCATAAAAAAAGCCCCCGTAGGAGCTTATAAAAACAAATCGACAGCGAATTACGGTTTCTGCGGCCAGGTAATCCCCCAAGGGAAACCGGGTTGCTGGGGGATATTACGCAAATCCTCTCGATATAACTCCCAAGCAATTTTACCTTGGTTGTCTAAAGGGCTATCGAGCAGTTGCGTCCAATCACACTCAGCTAATCGAGAGTTTCGGTCGGTGCGAACAACTTTGGCCTGATCTGAATCTTTTGTAAAGCAGTATGCTTCATACTGTTCAGAAGCAGTGTGTACTACCCCTTGGTCATCGGTGTAGTCTTGAAAAACGGGGCCGGCGATATAATGCGTGTACCATTTGCCATCGATCTCAACCACGCCATCACGTTGGCTGTACTGGTACGGCGGGATTGTGGTGGCTTGGGGACCTTCCAGCACGGGGTCATAGCCGAAATCGTTGATGATCTCAGCGGTCAGCTGCGGCGGGAAGCTGGTGTTTGGATTAGAGCGGCGAAACTCGTCCTCAGTGATGACAGCGCCGGTGGTGCGGTTGCGGAGTTCCATGGTTAAACGGTAGCAACGGATTTGTGGCGACAGTTATCGCCATGCCACCTCAGGTAATTGCCTTTGCTGGCTTCTTTGCCACAATGCTCACATGCGATTACAGGATCCTTTTTGCCCTTGCGTGGAGATTGCCGCCCATACATAGGATTGTTTTCGCCTTTCATTTTTATGGACATTTTCTCCGAGAAAGATGCTGGCCTGGGCTTACCTTTCCGCGCCTCCGACATTTTGCGTTTTGTCTCTTCTGACGCCTTAAGCCCAAGGTGAAAATCACGCAGCTTTTGCCTATGTTCTTCACTAAACACGCGACCTTTAAAAGCCTCGGACATTTTTTGCTTCGTCTCCTCCGAGCGAGAGAAACAGCCGTGTGTATTACCCGGCTTAAAACCTAAACCACTATTTTTATATTCTTCTGTTTGCGTCCAGTTTTCTACGCCGTAGCGTTCCAAACAAGCTTGCTTTACCGCCTCAGGGTTTATGGCCTTTGCCGCCGCCTGATTAAACCATTCATCACTAAGATGTGCATTATGTTCTTTTATGTAATCGAGTTCATAAGCAATAGCCTTTTCTGCGTTCTCGAATAATACGGTTTCTACAATTTCAAAACAACACGGATCCTCATTCAGCATTTTTTTGACCACGCGAGATGAGGTGAAATACTTTACAAGTAACTCGGATGGCTCGCATCCCTTTGCGTAACGCACGCCAGCATATTGCTTGCCTGACTGTCGATGCCTTAATAAATAAAAGTATGCCATCTACGCCACCGCTAAAAAGATGTAACTACCGCCACTAGCGTTTATCTCTGCGGGAGCAGTAGAGCTAATTTGGAATCCAGAAGAGAGAGGGTCGATGTAATCGGTGTTCGTTACTTCGGCTGCTGTGCTATTCAATAAAAGATACGTATCGTTACCGGACACAATACCCCTTGCAGAATCCCAAATATACCAGTTTCCGGTTGAGTCTGTGCGTTTAATCAGCACCAGTCTTGAGCCCGATGTGAAGCCGCAGTCAATGTCTAACGTGGTGCCAGTGCCGGTGTAGCTGCCGACTTTGCTCACGCCGGGGCAGGTGGCGAAGAGGTAGGCGATGTAGGTATTGCCGGAGCCATTCACAAATGCACTTGTCCCGAGCGTAAACACAGACGATGTCGGCGTCGTGTTATTCCAAGTTATTGAACTTGTTGTAGCAGCGGTAGTTTCGTTTAGAGAAACAAACTGTGTATTCCCTATAGAGCTTGAATACACCATCCACTTGTAACCCGTATCTCTTACCTTAACAATCATCAACTCCGGCGCCACGCCAAGGTTATGGCTGACTGTGCGTGCTGATCCCGTGCCGGTGTAAGCCACCACGTCCATGTAGCCGGGAGCGCGGCGGAAGGCGTAGGTAATGTTCGCAAGGCCGGATGCACCTGAGCCATACAATATTCCATTATTTCGATCAGCCCCATAATGCAGTGTATTAATAGAGGGATTAGATGCTTCTGCATCTGCACTAGAAGTAATCAAAAACCTGTTATTTGAACCAGCGCCCTGGGTAATTTGGTATCCGCGCAAACGGTCGTATACGGTAACACTGGTATAAGTGTTGCTTGTTGTTGTCCTCCATTTCCCCATCGAAAGATCAACAGCAAAACTTGTATTAAATAAACCGCCCGAGCTTGGCGTTACAGCTTCCGTTGCAAACACCTTCGTGGCATCGGTGGGCGTCTTCATCGGCCCACGGCGGATGGCGATGTAGATGTAGGTGGCAGAACTCTGAAGACTGGAGACACTAAACCCTGTTGAAGTAGGATTTTCCACTGATACGTTTGTTTCGGCAGCTGAGCTTCCAGCAAACAGAAACTGATCACCACCGCCGAGATTCCACCCGCGCATTGTGTCGAGAATCGGCCAAGCAAAGCCATCGTTTGTGCTTGCGCACTTCAGCATGACCCATTGAGGCTCCCAGCCAAGTTGAACTGTCGCTGAACCAATTCCGTTTGTGGTAAAGCTCCCGCAGCTAATAACACTGTCATTGCCGCTATCGCCAAACCCGCCAGCGTCGTGCGCGAACAGGTAGGCGACGTAGGTGACGCCATTAGCATTAGGCGCATTATTGTTGCCTACATAAAATACGTCGGCGGTTGGTGCCTGAGAATCCCAGTACGAACCGCTGGTTGCTTCTGCCGCTGTGCTGTTCAACACCAAGTATTTATTAGCGCCACTTAAACCTCTGTGATACATATTCCAATTCCCTGTACCACTGGTGCTCTTGCATACGTACATGCCCGGCACACTGCCGAGATTGTGCGGGATAGCTTGTGTTGTGCCCGTCCCCGTATAAGTCACCACATCAAAGAACTTCGCGGCCTTGCGGAAGGTCCAGGATACAGAGGCGTCTCCATTCCTGTTTTCGTTGTTCCAGTTAGTGCCAAGTGTAAAACCATCGACATTAAAACTTGTTAGGCCATTTCCCGCAGAAATTGAAGACTCGCTGCTCGTGCTCTCTGTGTTAAGAAACTTTCGAACGCCTCTTGTTGTGTCATAGAGGTTATGGCTCCCGCCACCCGTGTAAACCCTATCTTTCAACCAAACCAATCCCCCCTTACCGCTCAGATCAATCCCATTCGTGATTGTCTGCGTGCTGCCGTTGCCGGTATAAAGCCACGTCGAAAAAACATCTTCAACGTATAACTTTTCACCAGCGCCAGCAGCACCGGCAAGAACACGCTGGCTGGTTAAATCAAACATTTATCAGTTCGTGTAATTAACTAACGATGCGCCACGCCAGCGGGCACCGTTGTCATCTGTAAAAAATACAAAAAGGTGCGTTTTACCCGTTGTCAGAGTCGGTGCGGTGCCACCGGGCCATTCAACTGTAGTGGGCCAAGTGATCGTGCCCGTCTGATGGGTCACCTCATGTGTAAAACTATATGATCGGCCGGATGGTACAGCCGTAAAACTCAACGTAGTGTTACCACTTACAGTAGAAGTAAAATAGTTACCTAGAGAACAAGTAATACCACTACCCGTACCGAGGGCAACGACATTCTGAGCAACACCGCCAGAGTAATCGAAGTTAGCTACGGGAGCTTGAACATTAAAACCAAGTTGGCCGCTGGCATTAGCGAAGAAAACACCAGACCCGTTAGCAGCTAAGCCGACCGTACCAACAACTGGTGTATAAAAACCGTAAGTTGAACTGCCAATAGCCACGCCGGGCGCACTGGCCGTACCCGAAAAACCGACAACAGGTCCGGTTAACGTGCCGCCAGTAAGGGGCAGCTTCGATGCAGCCGAAGTAAGAGCGGCGTTACCAGAAGCGAGTGCGGCAGCAGCAACAACCTGAACGACACCGTCAATACCCAGCGCGTCGCCGACAAAAATCAAGCCGCTAGGGTTTGGGGCAAGCGAAACATCAAGAGTTATCGTGCCGCCGCTAAGTGCGCCGCCGCCGATAAGACCACTGCCAGCAGCAATAGTGCCTGCGCTAGCCCCAGTAACTGTATCGCCGGGGGGAAGCTCCGACGTTACACCGCTAACTACAACTAGGGGCCGACGCGAAGCCATGATTTCCGCCTAATAGCTTAAGTATAGCGTGACCGCGACACTCAATCTAAAGGTTTGGGATACTTGGCTTTAACAGCCAAACAGTCAGCTATATATTTATTAATTTGAGCTTGATCGCCTTTAACCACGCCGTCAAGGTAATCGGCGACTGGGGGGTACTCAGCGGCGCGAAGTCGTTGATAATCAGTTTTAGCGTATTCAACTAACAACCGATCATATTCAGCCTGCAAGACCTCGGAAGAAACGGGACAAGTCTCTGGTTTATGCCAAATTAACGTCGAGTCATCGAGCGAAACCTGAGCATTAGGGACTAAATTAATAGCGGCATCTAGGAGAGTAGGTTTCACGCTGCGACCTCCATAAGAATTAGTGTAGATACGATTGCGTTACCTGCAAGATCATAACCAAACCAACCTGTTCCTCCACTAACTTTTAAATAAATAGTATAAGTAGTAGACGAAGTTGTACTAGGAGAATCCAAATAAGATAAAACTGCTGGCGATGTTGCTCCGCCCGTAATCGGAACCTCAAAAGCGGTGAGACCAGGATTTCCTGTAGCAGCAGAAAGATCTGTAGAATTCCTGAAAATAGTCAGGTAGCTCACACCTCCATTAGTGTTATTACCTAACGTAGAAGACATAAGCACCAATATTTTACTGGATGAACTAGATGGAGTTATACTCGCGGCAAGACCGGTAGTTACGTATGAACTACTAGTTGTACTAAGAAAATTAGTCTTCGTAGCTTGAATAACCTGTAAAATCTTTCCGCCGCCAGGTGTGATCCACGTGGGCGCTAAACTGCTGCCCTGAGTAGCTAAAACTTGCCCGGAAGCACCGGGAGACAAAAATGAAGTAGCACCAACACCAGATTGATACGGAACAGCACCGATAACGCCGCCGCTTAAATTAACGGCAGAATTAATTAAAGTTCGAGCTAAAGCGGCGTTACCCGAAGCAAGTGCTGTATTTGCAAGAACGAGAGAAGCATTACCCGAAGCTTGTGCCGTCGCTGCGGAACTTAAAGCAGCGTTACCAGAAGCTAAGGCACTGTTAGCAGTAACCTGCGCGACACCATCAAGACCGAGTGAATCACCAACAAAAATAATCCCGCTAGGACTGGCAGCTAGCGAAACATCAATACGCTGATCAGTACTTAAATTACCGCCGCCGGATAGGCCACTACCAGCGGTTAAGGTCCCAACAGTAACACTGGCGCCAACAACAGTATCACCAGGCGGGAGCTCGGAGAGGAGCCCGCTGGCTAAAACAATAGGGCGCCGGGATACCATAACGAACTCTTTTTAAATAGTTTAAGTCAGCTATAAAGGATGGAGGGAGACTGAATTTCAAGCTGAATCTCAGTTGTACTTAGAGCAATACCAAGATTCACAAGAGCGGCATAACCGCCCGAAGCCGTGACAGTACCGGAGGCCGTCTGGAACTTAGTCAGTTGGCCCGTGTACTTAGCTAAATAGTAGTATTGGCCGGGAGTCAGGCTGGTTTCACCGGTCAAGTTGGACGAACCGACAACGGCGATATCGTCCAGGTTGACTGCCACGCCACTGGTGACACCGGCAGACTCGGCCGTGACGCCGATGGCGTTGTACTGAGCTTCGGCGACACCGCTGGCAGCAGTAGCGGGCAGTACATACGTACCGCTAACGTAAACGACAGTGCCCTGAGCCAAATTGGCGCCGGCAGTAAAGTTCTGAGTGCTGCTCAGACCCGTTGTGACACCTGCACCGTTCGCGAGCCAAACCTGCGTGGTGCCGGGCGTAAAGTCGGTATAACGCCGATTAAATATCGCCCGGTCCATCTAGCAGAGCGCAGACTTCGTTAACTTGATTATACTCACAGATCTAGCGGCGTTTATTAGTTAAAACGCTGAAGATCTGAAGTACAGAACCCAGAAGATACAAGGCCGCGATAACGATTATCGTTACAACGGCCCCGTAATCAAGCGCCAGGCTTCGGAGGCCAGTTGATCTCCCAGGGAAATCCGGGCTGCTGGGGCACCATGCGTAGGGTTTCACGGTATAAAGCCCACGCGAGCTTTTCATCGGGATCTAGCGGACTGTCATTAAATTGGGTCCAATCCGAGGCAAACAAACGACTATCGCGATCAGCGCGTACAGTGCGAGCTTGATTCTCCGTACGCTCAGCAACAACCTCAGGGGAAGAATCGACGATTTCCCAATCCTGAACCCAGCCCGAGTCAACTAAAGTCGGTGTTGCAGGAAGAACAGTCTTTGTATAATCAACCTTAGGAAACTGTGCAACACTAACTGCAACGAATCCTTCAGGCGGTACAAAAGGAATAGAAAAACTAACGTTGGGGTAACGTGTCCGAATATCCCCCTCAAAAACAGGGTATTCAACAACAACATTATCCGCAATACGTGCGTATGTCATAAGGGATTCAAAGTGGTAGAAGTAGTAGGGGTGAAGGTCGAGCCACTGGCGTTGGCATATGACAATGTTAATCCAACTGTGAAAGAAGGGCTTAATAAGCTAGGAGAAATGGAAACAGAGGATCGAGCACCCGAAGCGTAGGTATACGCACCGTACGTACCGGTTAAAGTACCATCAGTAGGAACCTTAAATACAAGTGCTCTCGGAGGAGAGGTAGCTACATAACCCGATATACAAAGAGAAGAAGTGCCCGATAATCTAACCTCCTGAAAATCTACATCAGTGGTGGGATAGCTTAATGTTCTTTGCCACTGAACATTTCCGGTTGAATCAAATTTTACTATGTATCCAGCAGTATAACCGGCTATAGTAACATTACCAACAACATAAATATTACCGGAAGTATCACAGGTTACAGCTCTAAATAAAGCGGAAAAAGAAGCATCATAAAGATGTCTACCCCACAGGATGGTCCCGGAAGAATTAAATTTTAAAATTATACCGTCATTATAAGTACCATTATAATAAGCGCTATAACCAACAAAAATAATATTATCGCTAGAATCACAAGCTATCCCAGTGCCACCAAAATTTGCTATATTTGGTGCTTTACCCCAAACAGTATTACCAAAAGAATCAATTTTATGTATTAGAGGTACATAATAAGATCCAGCATAGGAGGTGCAACCGGAAATAAAATTTCCAGCAGAATCCGCTGTAATTGAACGAGCGAACTGATAATCAGTCCAACTTAGGCTAAATAAGTAGTTTTTGCCGAAAACAAAATTAAGAGATGAATCTACAGCAAGATAAGAAGCATAATAATAACCAGGAGAAGAATAAGTAAAACCAGAAACTACTATAGTACCACTTGGAGATATAGCAGTCTTAAAAGCATTACTGCCGTCACTAGGCGCCCAACTTTTAATAGTATTAAAATTACCGGTACTGGAATCACACTTAGCAATACCTATACTTCCAACACTATAAAACGAATGATAATAATTACCGCCAACATACAAATTATCGGAGGAATCTAAAACAAGACCATTTGAATATTCAGTAGCACTGGTGAAACTAAAAAGTTTTGCCCAAGTTAGCGAACCATCTGGAGTAAACTTAGCGGACAAAGCAGCTGCATCTGCAGCTGTGCCATAACCCGAAATATATACATTTTTAGTAGAATCAACACCGATCCCATACGCATATGTAGTAGTGCTATTAGTAATTAATGTTGCGATCCAATATGAATCTTTCCCTCCGCCGGAGCCCATCAGGAGCCTTTCAGTAGTAATATCCATAACTAAATTAAGTTGTGTAATTAACTAAAGAACTAGCTCGCCACGAAGAACCGCTGTCGTCCGTTACAAACATAAATAGATGAGTTTTACCGGTCGTCAGAGTCGGAGCAGTGCCGCCGGGCCAAGTTACGGTAGCAGGCCACGTAATTGTACCCGTTTGATGATTGACTTCATAACTTAACCCATAAGAAGCTGCGGGAATACCAGTGAAATAGATAGAAGAATTTCCGCTAATAGTAGCTGTAAAATAATTACCAGAAGTACAGGGAATGCCACTACCGTTTAAACCTAAATCAGTTACAACTGTACGAACCTGACCATTAATTAAACCGCCGGAAATAGCCTACTTAGTAGCGGCAAAACTCAGGGCGGAGTTACCCGAAGCAAGAGCAGTGGTGGCTGCGATGCCGGCCACATCAGCTAGAGACAGCGCCGCGTTACCGGAGGCTTGTGCCGTCGCCGCAGAACTTAAAGCAGCGTTACCGGAGGATAAAGCGGTATTAGCGGTACTCTGTGCGGCTACGCCGCTAGCCGCCAAAGTATAGCGAACATCCAGTACACCTACATCTACACGTTTATTTGTAGTACCTGAAGCCTCAACAACTGGAAAATAATCACCACTAGCAAGCGTAGTGATTGCTGTCAGTTGAGATATTTTCTGACTAGCCATCGGAATTACGCTGTAGCGGCTTCTAAATCAATTCTAGAGCCATCTTCTAAAAGAATAGCATCAATCCCAATCCCAGCGGAGGATTCCAGCAAAATAACCGAGGTCGGATTAACTGTATATAACGGCCGTCTTGCTTCAATTTCCACACCTGACGTTGTTACAGCACGACCAACTTGTTCTAAGTAAGCATCGACACTTACAGCTGCTAATTCAGCTTCCCAAGCTGTGTAATTAACAAGCTGACCGGAATTAGTAATCGATAAATACTGATACTCACCGGGTGTAAGTCCCGAGTAAGTTGCTTGGATGCTGTCGCAGTTAACGCGGATAAGATTACCGGCGGCGCCGGAATCAATGGCCACGCCGACGACGGATGCTTTATCGGATGTAAGTGCGCTGGCTTTATAAACAAGGCCAGACGAACTCACATATAAAGCGTTTCCAGCCGATATGGCTTCACCAGCTATAAAACTCGCAAGAGCCATATCGACCTTTTAGATAATTACAGTTTAGCCTTTACCTTGGCCGCGCGACTTTTTACGTCCATGTGAAGGCTTGCTGTGCAGCCCGTCGCCTTGGCGAGTTTTCTTGGGTTTGGACTCAATCTTATTGAGAACAGACTTGGGTTTGGCCATCAGAAGAAAGCAACGGGGCTAGCTTAGACCGAAATACGGTAACGTCAACCCACTCTGTTAACAGTGAGAATAACAGACGGAATTGCGGGACGAACAGGGTTACTAGCGACCCCAGAAGCTAATAAAAACATCGTAGTATCAGTAGAATGCCAGCGAAGATCTACGTGTTCATTATTATCTAACGTAATAAACCAGTTCCACGCGGCAACTATACGGTTATTAGATCCTTGGATCGTCAAACTGGTATTTGAGTCCGGAACGTTGACGTTATTTTTTGCGAGCCAAATTTGAATATCCTCAGAACTAGCGTTTGTTTTTTGAATTTGAGCTGAAAACTGAACGTTATAAATACCGGAATTAGCTACCTGAACAACAGACCCAGAAACTACAGCTACACCGCGAGTCTCTGGAGTAGTGTTATTATACGTAATCTTATTTACAGCAGTCCCTGATGCGTTAGTTTGGTTTACGGTACTGTAAAAAGACCCGTAATAGGGAATCAAGCCACTACCCGCAGGTCCCGTTGCACCGGTAGCACCGCTCGGTCCCACAGCGCCTGTAACGCCGACAGCTCCGCTAGGTCCGACAGCACCACTAGGGCCAATTGGACCGGGAATTCCGTTATTTATAAGAACCAAAGCTCCGTCATCTCGGGTCGTGTACAGATACCCGGATGCCGTATTTAAAACAAGTTCACCAACAAGAGGATCACCAGTAACAACACCAGAAGGGGTGCGTTTTGTCCGCTGGACGTTAGCCATCAGTAAACACCTCCATCGATGTCGATATCAGCCCAAGTCGAGCCGTTCCAGATCTTCAGACGATTAACAGTGGTATCCAGCCAACCGGCGCCAGCAGCAGTCGGCGAAGGTGCGCCTGCACTGTATGCAACACTGCGGCTAGGTGCAGTTTCGTACCAACCGCTGGAAGTAGCGTCGTAAACAAACAGGTTGCCGACCAGTGTGTTGAACCAAATGCTTCCGTCTCGTGGCGGTGCATTGAGTCCAGCCCCAGAAGGCGGAGCTTCACCCTTCGAAGCGATCGCCTCAGCATTCGTTTGATACCACGCTGGGCTGGCGATACCGTTGCCGCTGGCGTAAACGAACAGGCGACCCTCATTAGTGTCAAACCAGAGGGAACCGGCGCTGTAACCAGTGCCGGGATCACCCGAAACAGTGACAGATACGCCCCCACCACCGCCCCCACCAGCGGTGCCGCTGATAATCGCAGCGTTGCCGCTGTAAGTAATAGATACAGATCCCTCTGGGATCAGATGTCCAGAGACAGAACCCTGGAAAATGGCGTCATAATCAGCATTAAACCTAGTGCCGCCGTCAGAAAGATAAAGACCTGAACCAGCGGTGTACAGAACACCAGATGCGCTACTAACCGTTGCGTTAATAACTTGGAAAGTTCCGCTCTCAGTAATGTAAATACCTGAACCAGCAGCAATACCGCTAGCGGAACCCCCGCCGCCAGCTTGAATACCACTTATAGAAGTATTTAAATCTTCCAGAGCACGGACAATCCCTTCGAAGTTCCAGGGATAACCGTATGGGCACCGAGAGTAACTAATGGTTCCCACGCCGCTCACCGTTGCGATAATTTCTTCAATGACGGTGACGATGCCCTCGAAGTTTTCAGTATGGAGGGCACGAGGAATAGCACCGTGTGTAGGGCAGGGAGGTACGTTTAGTTCGGCCATTTAAAACGTAAACCCCTCCGTATAGTTAGTTTAACGGATCATTCTTTTCTTTGTTCTTCTTAGCAGAAACTCGTTTAACAAGCGACAAACTACAACTTAAATTTTTTGCGACTTGACTACAAGAATGTCCGGCTTCAAGTTGAGCAATAATTTCCTTACCTAAATAGGTGGATAAGCACCGCTGCTCAATTCGTTCACGGACTTTGGCGTACTGCTGAGCCGTGCAATAACTTTTAAGTATTTGCCGAACACGTTCTTTTGTAATCCCGTACTTGGCTCCGATCTGCGAATACGAAGATCCGCTCAGGTACATATCGTAAATATCGGAAAAACGGGAGAGCCTTTCCTCGACCTGAGACTTGGTTAACACAGGGTAGCGGGAGTCAACCCCCGGACCTTAGCGGGATTTTGTTCGAGCGTCAACGTTCCGGTGTTGATACAGTTCCTCAGCGAGCTTCCAAGCAGGAATATTTAACTCAGCAGCTCTCTTACGACACTCAGCCCAAAACTCGGTATCCAAATCCTCAGAGGTACGGACAGTGTTCTGGGACATGGGCGGTCCTTTAAACATCGTATAACGCCATGCTAACAGCAAACCTTAAGAAATGCCAAGACCTACCTTGTATGCGATTATCCTGTTGGAACTCCGAATACCACGTCGTTACTCCGACGACTGCTCAACGGGAACTACCCTGAGACCCCAATACTTAACTTGAATTTCGTTTTAAATCGTCTTAGTTATAGTATTTAAATTTAATTTATAGAGTACTGCGACTAACAAAAATTTCGCCAAAACTTACAAAGATAAAAACTGCGCTTTGACAGCGAAATTTCCGTTAAGCCGACTGAACATAAAAACAAAACCCATTTCTAAGGACAGGACCGGCCGAGCTACCCATTGTGTGCGCACTGTGCATCTGGTACACTATCGTCAAGCCCGTAGCTGGGTATGAGTACATCCCTATTACTGACGCACTATTTAGGCATCCTCGATCCCACGCCGGTTCAAACCCCGGAAGGGATCTCGTCGGAGCGCCGCGAGTTCGGCAACTTCGAGCTGGCGGTCTTCGGTAACGACGCCCTACTGGACTGCGCCTGCGGTCGGCATGAGCCCATCCCGATTGCCGTTGCGGATCTACGACGGGCATCACCCATCCAAGGTCTGCTTGCCTGCCCCGTGTGCATTCGGGACTCCAAGGCAGCTCGATCTAGAACTCAGCTGGTCGAAGCCTGGGTCAGACGACGACGAAGAGCCATCCGTCAGGAAGAACACCTGTATCTTCCTGAATCCCTGCAACGTTTTGTTGCTGATGGTCAACTAATGCGACCCCGTCGTTACGTCTATCAAGTTTTCTTCAACAAAAAACTCAAATCAGATGATCATGTACTCTCTACGTGCGGAGATCAATTCTGTTTAAATCCTTACCATATGATGCTAGGTCGTAGCCCTGCACGTAAGGTGAGTCCGCAAATGAAATCAGACATCAAACTATGGATCAACAACAATGCCAGCACCCAAACCATACTGGAGTTGCTCAAAACCAAATACGGAAAATCACTCTCAGCTCGGACGGTTCAGTTGATAAAAAAAGAGCTTCGGCAATCAGACTTTACGAAGACCTAGTTCAACTGCTAACGTTCAAGCAACCGTTATCAACCAAGGAGATACGGAGCGAGCTGTACTTACCTAAGGACAGTCTTCTTCGGGCTCTCAAACACTTAGTTAAATTGGATCTGGTTAAAAAGATCTGTTTTGAGAGTCACACTCTTTACGTAATTAACGGCAATTTCAACACGCTCATCAGAGAAACTTTAAATTCATGACCTATACCCACGAGGCTAAGCCCTGTTTATGGGACAAAAAATACATTATTGATAACTTACCTGTCTGGATTTACAGCGATAACGAGCAACCTAAGACAATCAGTGAGTGTAAAGCTCGTATATCCGCGACGGAGTATACGATCAAGGATATCGAACTTCAAATCGAAATTAGGGAGCTCGAACTGAAAACCGGCAGCAGTCGGCATCAATCCAGTCATGATTACGAAAAATGGCACACTCAAGCTTTAAGGGCAAAACAAACCCATATGTATATACTCAACGCATATACATATTGGCTGCTACTTAATGAGCGAGATGAGGGAGAGGAGAATCTTACCCATAAGGTAGAAACACTAATTAATTTACTAATAGAGGAACCAGATGATTTCGTAGCACAGTTAGAAACCCTGGTGTAATGTGCTTAAAAAACACGTCGCACGTAAAACACGACACAGTTTGCCAAGATTGCCTAAAGACCATAGACGATCCTGTATTCTTCCCTGATTTAAATAAAATCGAACCTGAGCTGCGAGCTTTAGTGACGCAGTTAACGATTCAGGAAAGGGACATGTGTAAGTGCTGGAAATCTAGCTACAAGCACCTAAAAATAAACGGTAAAAAGTTAAAGATAGAAAACGTCTACTACGCTTTCTTCAAAGGAGACATCGGTAACCACACGCTCAAACGTATCTGCGGAACAATTGGGTGCGTAAACCCATGCCACCATGTGTCTAGATTCGAGACACCCCTAATAACAAACAAAACCAGAGCAGGTCTAAATAAAAAATTAATCCCGTTAGAAGAACTATCCGATACTCAATGGCTAAGACAACCTTAGAATTTAAGGACCACCGTGGGCAAGAACGGGCGAAACGGTGGTACTGTGAGGCGACTGTCGTTTTTCTCGTTTCCGACAGTCCGTAAGCGAACCGGCTTGCCAGGCGCCTGGGGAGTCGGCGGCCTCACTTCAACTTCTTATGGACTTACTTCTTTCAAAAGAACTTCAAGAGATACTACGCAGCATCGACACCTCGTTACAGATGTTGGCGAACTCAAAGACGGGCGGTATGACCACAGCGTTCGTCAACAAAAAAGCGCTCGCAGCACGGTTAGGAGTACAACCTGTAGCTATAGATAAACTGGTATACCAAGGATTAACCTCAGGAGGAACCTCAGGTTTAATCGAAGGTAGACACTATTGCAAATTAGACCCTACGGAAAACAACATCTCGAATTTTCTATTTGATTCGACTAGAGTTCTTTCCGACGCCTGGAAAAACTTTACCAACTATTAAGATGCCGGAATTTAATCAAAAAGCAAAACGGCTGGCCAACAGCCTGTTTAGTAAATCAGAGGTACAAAACCGTATTTCTCTAAATGCGGTAAAAATGATTATTGGTGATGTAGTTACTCTATACACCGAATTCCGTAAAGCGGATGGGATTGGGGCTTTATTTTTTAATCCTCAGCGCCCGGATGACTCACAGTATCTGACGCTAAGCGACATCCATAAAGATATCGCTCTAGCTGAAGAGCTTATGAACGAGGAACTTTGCGACTTCCTCAAGAAGCTCGTAAATTTAATCCAGTCTGAGTCAGAAAACGAATCACCAATAGTGGTGATGATCGATCACTCCGGAATGAGTGTACATGTAATTGATCTTAATTTGGCGGAAGAGATGATTACACAGCGTATGAACGATGCCATTAGCGGCGTATGATTTTGTGTCCCCCGTGGACGTTGCTGCAACCACAGCGGCATTCTTTGGGGGACAAATAGATCTCGATCCGGCATCGAGTAAGTATGCAAACACAATTGTGGGAGCCAAGCGGTACTTCACAGTTGCCGACAACGGTCTAAAACAGAAATGGAAGGCCAGATCTGTTTATTTATATCCTCCAAGAGATTTCTTAACTAGCGGAGAGCAGCCACCAGATCCGTCGTTGTATCACAGGCGTAAAAGATTTCAAAGATCTGCTCAACGCGTCTGGTTAGAAGAAGCATATAGGAGATACGTACGACAAGAATTCGATGAGGCCATAATTTTTTTAACTTCAGCTGAAGTTGCTTTGATAACAACTCAAAAACTGAATATTGATTTACCTCTATGTGTGATGCGGGAACATCCAAAAATTTTTATAGACAACCCGGATTTAACACTGATCCCTAAAACTAGATGTCACGGGTTTATCTATTACATGCCTTCTGTAAATAATACAGAGGAGCGTATTAACGAATTTTGCTCTCTCTATAGTAACCTTGGTCGGGTATTTGTTTAATTATTTCTATAGTTCCATAATCGTTATCAGGTCCAAAAGTATCTTGTTCGCCAAAACCAATACCCGTTGGTGTTTGCCTCATACGTTCCGATCGGCGGGCACGAGCTAAACGAAAAGATCGTTGGTCTCCGTTCTCTTCCCACACTGATCCGGCAAATCGAATGTCTCGACGCTGCCTATATTTGTAATCATGTTTAGCGGAAGGTGCGTTTGCGTGAAACTCAACCTTCCGTTCATGCTTGGATAAATTCCAAGGACTAGACATTGTAAGTATACAGTTGCTTAAAGGAGTCAGTATCACTCCTAATAGTAGGAGGTTTTGTGGCTAACCCCATATACATGGGATTTAGTAGATTCTCGAAGGCCGGATTTTTAGAAGAAACAGTAAAAGCCTGCTGGGGAGCAGCTAGCGTGTCATACAGACGCTGACTCACACCCTGGGCAACGCCCCCAGTAGCTCCGGTATATAACTGGGCTGCACCTTTAAGATAATCCGTGAGTTGTGAAGTGCTAGGAGAAGCTAGTAAGTTAGGCTGAAAATTAACTAACTTAGGTTCGTACTCGGATTTAACTGCTCCCACGGTGTCGTAAAAGCGCTTAGTAGCCTCATCTACATATTCCGGCATAGAAGTGCCGGTTAAGCTGCCGAGAGTCTCCGCTGCCTTCTCAAATTTGTTCTCGTATTTACCAGTTTTTCTCTCAAGCTCATTAACGAGTTTTTTCTGCTGCTTCTTGGCTTGATCAACTGCTTCTTGGGCAGCTTGACGAGCTTGTTCAGCGGGAGATGCGCCCATCAGAGTAACGGTTGTCCTTTGCGTATTCTATCGGCAAAAATATCTCGATACCGCAGAACTTCTGGACTTGTTGTGTTTTTACCAGGATCATACATGTCCCAGGATACGTGAGCCCCGGTCGTAGATCCTGTGCGACCCTGAGTACCGATTAAGGTCCCAGGTCCAATAACAGCACCCGGTTTAAGTTGAGGATTAACCTTATCGAAATGGGCTAAACGCACGTCAAAGGCTTTCCCATCGGGAGTCTTAACACGTAGATCCACATAGTTACCGTACCCACGCTTGCCAGGACCTTTCTCAAGGTTGGTTTCCCAATTTTGATTACCGACGACTTTGACTACCTGAGCGTTAAACGGTGCGCGGAACGCAGCTCCTCGGCCACCCGGAATTACAAAGTCAAAACCAGGCTCACCTGTTGTGTCCTTAGCTGAAGTTAAAACAGCTCCTTTATACGCAAGACCTTTACCCGCTGTGGGCAGAACCGTATCCTCCACGGTGTCTGGAAGTTCAGAGGCACCCCGAACGGTATTAGCGTACTTCTCAAGTATCTCTTGTTGTTTATTGTACTCTGATACATTTTGTTTTGTTTCTATGTACTTACTTATAAGCTGCATTGGATCCAGACCGCCGCTGAAATCTTTTATAGTCTGCGCCTGAATAGCTTGATTTCTATATTCTTCAGCTAAAGCTTGATCTTCGATACTCGTGCTCTCATCTAACTTATCGGCAGCTGCTAAATAAGCTTGAGCATCGGTAGAAGTCGCAGAGGATGCAGGATTTAATAAGTTGCGGGCAAGAAAATCAGAAGCAACTTGTGTAAATATCTGATTAAAATCTTTCCTCGGTAGAGCTATAGGTTCGGGAGGAGGAGTCGTACCACCGTCGGCAGCAGCATTTAGAACACCCTGTCCAGAAGCGAGGGCATCCGTAAAGCTGAATTTATCGGGACCAATAATCTTACTTATATAGTTTTTAGTTTCAGCAGGAAAATACTTACCAACACTACCGGGACCCGCATTGTAAGCCTGTAGGGCCTTTTCGTAGGCAGTACGAACTTTTACGGGATCAGAGGTCCCAGCTCCACCATACGTTTTAATGTAAGCTGCCATGTTCTTAGCGGCAGCATCCAAAGAAGCAACGGGATCCCGTGGATTTACACCCCAGCCCTTCGCCGTAGAGGGCATAATCTGAGCAATGCCTGTCGCACCCGCTGACGAGACTGCTGCAGGATTAAACCCAGACTCCGCCGCTATTTGCCGCTCAAAAACTTCCGGTATTAAGCCGTATTTAGCCGCCTTTTGCCGGGCAATCTCCCGATAATCAAGAGGGGCCATTTCTACATTTGCTCTTTATTTATTGTACGTTTATTTTCAGTTATCTTCGGAAGCTTCCTCAGGATCAAATAGATTCATATTGGTCTCCACAGCGATCCCGCATTCGTGCATAACGGTCTTATAAGCTCGCTCACGGCAAATTAATTTAAAAACCGTAGCCCAAAGGTACTGATCGCGTTCCTTAGGATCATCTAGCGAATGAGCCTTAGTTCGGATTCGGGTTAGGACAAACTCGTCCTCAAGGGTCAGACCGCAATTGATGTCCGACAAATCCTGGTCTTTACGGCGGCCCACGACTATAGAGCGGCTAATTACAGCTTAGCCCCTCCAAACAACACTGGTTAAAAGTATACTCAGCGCACCTAGTGATACTATATTACCAAGCACGGCAGCTCCAATAGCCCGGAGTCAGCTTACTTTTCTTTTCATCACAGCTGTGGCGGGAGCGGAAAGCAGCTCGGCGCTCAGGATCGTCACTCCGATTCTCCATATTCGGATCCCCAAAACGAACCAGACGAACCTCATCGCCTTCTTTAGCCGCTACAGAAAACTCCTTACCGCCCTGAACGTCACGCTTCGGCACATTGTAATTTTTAAAAATTTCTCCTGCGATACGAATTGACACGAGACTCATTCAACTCGTCTTAATCATACCAACTGAAACCTTAAGAAGATATTAGGCTTCGAATACTGCGTTGCGACTAGGACAAATAGGGTTACCATGGCATCGTTGCTTCTCTACAAGAGCACTAAATGTCGGACGGTAAAACTCTCCTTACAATCGCAGAAACAGCTGAACTGCTTAACTGCAGCAGTGGGTTTGTTCGTAAGCGGATTGCACTCGCTGAAGCTAATCAGCCCGGTGGTTGGCCTAAAAGCGTATACGTGAATCTGCAGCCTAATGGTGCAAAATCGTTGTACCGTGTGAACAAGTCGGCTCTGGAAGAGTACCTGCAAGGCACAACTGGCGCTAAAGTAGAAACTGCAGAAGCTCCCGCTACCGCTGCAGCTTGCTCTTTCTGATATGACTTACTCCGCCGCATTTGAATCTGGTAATCCGATGGCCCCACAGGGGGACATGCCGGTCCAGCAAATGATCATCGGCGAAGTAGACGTAAAGCCAGCGGCATCAGTTGACGAGTTAATCTCGCAGCTGGTGTCGCTTTCTTCCTATCTGAATCAGTTGTACACCCAATCACACCTGATTCATTTAAACCTCGAAGGTCCTCTCTTTATACCCGTTCACGAGTTTCTGAAGGAACAGTACGCAGCACACATCGAGCAGTTCGATGCGATTGCTGAGTTTGTCCGCACGATGGATTATTTGATGCCAATGTGTGACCGAGGACTAGCTTCGGCATATAAAGGATTTAAACATGTAAAATCATATGACACTAGAGAGATGCTTACGGTCTATACTAAGAACCTGGAAGCCTGCGGCATGATGGCGAAAGACGTTGGCTGCATGGCAAAAGAAGTGGGAGCACCCGACGTAGAAAATTATGCAGCCGAGCTTGTCGGCATGATGTTTAAAGGCGCGTGGTTCTTAAAGGCCACCCTTCGCAACGGTTCGGAAACTCCGTTAAGTAAGAGCCCAGCCAGCTGAGGTATAGATAAATAATCCGCTGGGGGCGTTTGTCTGATAGAACAACGTCCCCACGGGGGCAGATCCCGGCAGTGTTGTTACGACTGAAGCGGAGGGTATCCCCGAGGCTACATTTGCATTAAGTGCGCCGGATGAGAGGATAGCGCCTGATGCAGATAAAGCCCCAGATGCTCGGATGCATCCAGAAGCGGATAAAGCACCCGACGCCAATATTGCCCCCGAAGCTAAGACTGCTCCCGACGCAACAACAGCAGAGCCAGCTGAACTAGCGTTTGTGGCGCTACTAGCAGACGTAGCTGTATCCGCAAAACCGGCGCCAACCTTTACCCAGGTAGAGCCGTTCCAAACTTTAAAGTAATAATTACTGGTTGAACTATCAACCCAAGTTTCGCCAACAGAATTACCGGCTAACCCCACGGGGGCCGAGTTTGGCGCTGTGGCAGCGTAATGATTAGGTCCAAGCTTTCGGATCGAACCAGCTGAATCTTCAAAATAAAGACCAGGATCCGTGGCACCAAAAGCCAGCGCAAGTTCACCATTCTGTACAACCGTTCCGCTAGGTCTGTCGGATGACTGACCCGAACGCTTAAGAAGTAAAACAACTGGTGTAGATGTCATGTGTAAACGCCTCCGTTAATAGGGAAGCTAGGAGTAGGTATTAACTGACCATTAGTATACTGACCCCCGTTAAGTGTATTAACGGGTTGATTAACCAAGACTCCATTAGCGTATTGACCGCCATCATATACCTGTAAATTATCTACGTTTACGGGAGCAAAAGGATCGAACTCATCGACCGTAAACATCTGAAAACTGTCGGCCTGTAGCGGCAAATTAGAATTTATATTCCCACTATTTAACGTCTTACTCATCATGTTGTACATATCTGGGTACATCATGTGAGTCGGCATATCGTTTTTACTAGGGCTATACCGTTCCCACCACCGGAGATCTCGTTCTCTTCTATAAAAATCAGTTTGTTTCTGAAGATCTATCTCAAACTTCTCTCGATAGTATTCGTTCATAGGCTCATCATTTGGTTGAGGTAACCAAGGAGAGCTGACGCTATTTTGCCCAAAACGATACTTCAAATCCCACATAGCGGCGTAAATATGCTTACACCAACGGGGTTGATAATAGTAAACGTTAGGATCAGAATAACTTGTTTCAGAATACTGAGGTATATTATAAATCTCATTAAGGTATATAAAACCAAAACCTCTAGCCCAACCAGGGCTGTCGCTACTTTTTTGTAAACGATCTGGACCTAAATCGGGGCCAGCATCGTAAAAACCAGGGTCAAAGTTTTGAACCCGAGTGTACGGGTATTTACGACGTAAAGATAAATCGTAAAGATTAAAACCTTCACGAGCTAAGAAATCAGGACACGTACACTGAGACCGCATTTCGGTAGTCAAGTACTCTCCCACAGCGGGAGGACCTGAAGCTGGGACCGCTAATGTGTTTGCATCTACAACAGCCCAACTATTAGTTTTGGCGTGGGATAAAAATAAAGTGTTGTAGATGGGAGCGTATCCGGGGTTTTTAACCGGAACGCCATTTATACCTATAGCTGTAACCGTGTAATTATTAAAACCGTATTGTTTATCCGTACCAGCGGCGGTAAATCGATTCGATAAAACTTCGCCAGTAAAAAATGAAATTGGAGCACCAAAACTGGTATTTAAACGAACGGCATAAGTTTCTTCGTCATAATCAGATACAGCCGAAATGGCATAACCAAAATTCAAAAAGTTAAAAGAATCCCGAGGTCTAATTCCAACCATCCACATGCGCATATCCGCGCGAGTGGTGGGATACATAAAAGCAATCCCAGGCAGAAATATGCCTATTCCGGGAGTGCCTAGTAAATAATATTTGAAGCTATAAGTTAAACCGTCATATGCCTGCTGCGAGTACATCGCCAGCTCATAACCCCGCCGCCAGCGGCTCCACAGAGATGCATAGTCATAATCACTAAGGATGCTGAAATCCTTAGTTCCCGTAGCAGGACGAAAACGACGTTTAAAAGGTAGAGGATTTATTAACTGGGAAGGATTATCGGCGCCAGGTACATTAGACGGCTGCTCAAAACCTTGATTAGCCTTTAAAGACCTGAAACCGAAGTTATCCGACCCCTTGCGTCGGGCCACGACTTAATAGAATCCGCCTTGAGCGAAAATAGTAATACCGGAAGGACTTAAACCGCCAGAAATAGACGTAGGACCATTCCCTATGTAACCGGCGCAGAGAATATAACCCTTCTCTAAATAAAGACCCTCACCTTTACCGATCTGAATCGGAGCAACAATGGCGGTATCACCAACTTGGGGAACAGGGGCGTTAATACCAAATAACTGAACCGATTGGGGGTAACCGAAGGTGCTTCCACTCAGTCCGACTTCAAAACGGCCGACCATTAAAGCCGCCGATGTAGAGGGAGCAGCTTGGTTAGGAGCGTATACATACAGACCGATATCGGCTGTACGGATACCGCTGTTATCGGGATAATCCTCGTTACTTACAATCGTTATGTCCTCGACGAGGGCAGCATCCTCGGAGGGGAGGTCGCCCACGCGGACTAACTGAATTAAATCAGTCAGATTCGGGTTTGTAGGATTACAAGTTCCGGTGCCATTGTTAATTCGAGCGCCCCGAAGAAAAGGGCGATCAATTAAACAGGGCTGCTTGTTTGTGGAGGAGCTCGACATGATTAAATACCACCTGCTTTGGAGATATCTGTAGAACCTGTTTTAGTTTTTAAATCGATATCTTCTTCTTTCTCCCTTAAGAGTTTCTCCAACAAGATTGCCAAGGAAGAATCTTGTTTGTCTCGGTTAAAGTACTCGGAAAGCTTACTTGTAGCCATCCCCATCGGGGCTGGAAGTTCACCACGAATACCTCGGATTAAGTTACCGACACCCTCACCTAAGGCTCCAATACCGGCTAATGTTCCTCCCCAGTCAAAGGGTTTGGGTGTTTCCGCGAATTTCATCGCGTCCCAAATAGGGCCTGTATTGAAATCAGATCCTTGGGAGTAAGTCATTACTCGACCTCAATATCAGTAGTTTAACTCAATAAACGCGGTTCTGAAAGCCGACGCGATTAAAGAATGCTTGCATATCCCGAGGCATAGGAGCGATGGATGTGGACACGGTGGCGTTGGTCACATCCTTAATAGCCGGGTCTTTACCCTCGGCTGCATCAATCAGACCCTGGGTGCTGCCGGGAACCAGATTATTAACGTTGGAACCCAACGGAGAAGTAATCTCAGCTCCCACTACATTTTGAGATTGCTGTGAGATATCGCGAGAGCGGAGTTTTTGATTCAACTCATAGGCAAGAACGGGATTAGAGGCAGCCCATTGAGCGATCCCAGCTTTGTCGAGAGCTCCGCTGGCTTGGAGTTCCAGAACAGTTTGATCAACACTCTTAGGCTTAAGAGCCTCCTGACGGCGAGCAGCGTAATACTGAGCAATCTGCTTGTAGTCTGCGGGAGCTCCCACGGTGCCTTTGGTGGGTGTGGTCGGAGCGCCTCCAGTGCGGGAAGGATCTAATCGAGCACTGGCGGCTGCAGCTTGAGCTGCTTGCCGAAGATTGCTATTGCGATCACTAAAACGCTGAGTAGTAGCTGCCAACCCGCCTGCGGCTAGATCGCGAGCAGCAGCCTCAGCAACTTCTGTTTGTTCAGCTATAACGGTGGCGTCAACATTATTAGGAGCGGTTTGCTCCTCTAAAGAAGCGGGGGGTTTAGCGGTAGTGGGACCGAGCGGTGTCTCCTCTCCCCCAAGCAAATTAAATGCAGCGCCAGTAGCAGCAGTAGCACCCGCTGTACTCAAGGCGATTAAGGGTAACCGACCCTGCAGATTACTCAAAAGATTACGAAGCTCAGCACCTTTAGGGGACCAGGCAGAAGTTATATCAGTACGAAGATTTAAAGGTAATTGGCCCGGAGCCTCACCCGAAAAGACTCTGCTAGAACTAGGAACAAGGTTGCCACTCATATCCTCAACAAAAGCCCGAGGACCAAGTTGAGTCTCGGCGTCAAATCCACCGGCTTTTTTGTACGCAAAAGCGCGGGGTTGGCCGCCTGCTTCGTAAAAAGCTCGAACTGCAGGGTTATCTGCGGGACCAAATAAACTGGGTTGCTTATAAACAGTGCCTTTAGGGTCAAGTACCGGTAAGGAGGGTTTTACAGGACCCTGAATAGCTTGACTCGTAATTGGGCTTGTTTCCACGGCAGAGGGAATACGGCCCGCATAAGCTTCCGCTACCTCCCGTTCGGATAAAACACGCCCGCCGGGGCCTACATAAAACTGATTACCGGCGTCATCAGCCATTAACTTAATACTTTCCCGAGCCTCTAATTGACGAGCTAATTCGGGAGAACCAGTTGGACGCGAGACAATAGGTAAAGAAGGTTGATTGACAGTAGGAGTAGCAGTAGAGCGTAAAGCCGGAGTGGCAGGAGGTTGGAAAACAGGAGAAACAGGTGGTTCGGGTCTAACAGCACGAGCAGCGGGAGCCGGAGCGGGACCTGCAGTAGCACCTAATTGATATGTAGCTCCTCCGCCGGGCTTAACACTAGGGGTAGGTGCCTTGAACACCCCACGGGCAGCTTCAATACCCTCGCGCGGACCTTGACGGGTAGGAGGCAAAATACCTGACTGACCCGCCATTTTGCGGAATTGACCCCCAAGAGTCCCTGCGAAAACACCTGCAAGATTCAGTAAATCCTGCGCAGTAAGAGGTTTGGGAGCCATTAGATCTACAAGCTACCTAAGCTATGAAAAGTCTAGCGCCAGTTAGTGTAAAAATACATTCGATCAGCACGTGATGCTGTCGGTGGACCAGGAATAGCCTGCACGAATGAAGCTCCGCTTCGCTCAAATCTGTATCGATTAGTTACTGGATTACGATAATTTGCTACATATAACATCTGCGCTAAGCGATCTGTCTCAAACACATAGTTTTCTCTCCATATTCTTGCTGTTTCCTTCTTATCTTGAATATTAATAGAACGGCTAACGTCACCTAAAATTGTCTCTTGACGACTGGTGGCTCGACCAGTAGCCAGTTCAGTTAAACGTTCCGCTTCCTCACAACGTTCGATCTGTTGAACGATTTTATCCACGTAGATTTCGCTGGGGATGCTGTTGCAAGCCTGCATCAACCGCGAATAGTCACCCGCAGGAACCGTGGCGATATTGTACCCCAGGTGATAAGCTACACGACTAAAATTAAAATCATCAAGTCTATAACCAAAAACCTGAGCGGGGTTTCTGGCTAACTGATTTATAGCTGCATATACAATTTCACGCTTTGTTGTATCAACCGTATCCGGTTGAAATACAATACCCTGCTGAGCTAAATAGCTCTGGATTTGCTCTAACTCCTGTGTCGTTAAATCCGCCACACCTTAACCCTCGGATATAAATATTCTACTCAGCGCCACGCTGTCGAAAAATACAGATCATCTGCTAACGCAGGATTAGGGGGACCAGGATAACCTTGAATAAAATCTCCTTCAGTTTCGATAAAACGAGAGGACGCAATTAAAGGATCTTTATAGTTAACGACATGGAGAATATTAGATAAACGATCACACTCATACAGATAATTTTCCCGCCAGATACGAGCAACAACTCGTTTGTCTTGGATTGTAATAGAGCGATTTAGTACTTCCGTGCCTTCACCTAGGATGGTTTCTTGCCGGTTTGTGGCACGACCATTAGCTAGCTCACACAAAGGTTCAGCAACTTCACACCGCTGAATCTGCTCGACAATTTTGGTGTAATAAAACTCGCTGGGAATATTGTTACAAGCCTCCAAAAGCCGAGCGTAATCAGCAGGACTGACGGAAGCTATGTTGTAATTTAAGTGATAACAAGCGCGATCAAAGTCGTACTGACAAAGAGCATAACTATCGACTTCAAACCCGTTACGCGTTAACTGATTTACCGCTGCGTAAACAACCTCACGCTTAGTGGCATCAGTTATTTGCGTATTAAAAATGACCCCTTGCTCAACCAGATACCGTTCGATCTGTTCGAGCTGAGAGGTCAGTATGGTCGACACGAATAAAGCCCCAGATACTCACATTCTAGAGCTGTCCTTTGTGTCACTCTACGTATACGTGATCGTCAGCAAGAACAGTGTCCCAATCAACATGCTTGATCTCCTTAAGCTGATCCAGCTTGGAGAAACGCTCACCTGGCATGGACTGTTGAAGCTCTTTAATTTGAACCGCAGTCTTCATGCCAACTCCCTTTAGAACCTGAGTAAGCAACTCAGGGGGAGCACTGTTGATATTTACCCGATTAAAAGCAGGGACTTCAGGTTTAGCAATTGTGCGTCCACGGCGTTGCTTTGGTGTTTTTTCTACCGTCTCAGGCTCTAACTCTCGTTCAGCAATCTGATTTTTATGAGCGAAGAAGATTTTGCCCGTGGTCACGGACTTAACCATAAAGTATTCACCGTCATCGTGAACACTGATTACAGACACTTTGACCCCGTTAGGGGTGTAGGTGTACTCCTTCATTTCTGCGACTGGCATTATGTGAGCAGTTATCGACACTCAGTATAGCTACACGCAAATAAAAAACCCCCTCCGAAGAGGGGGTAGAGACCCTTGGTTCGCGTCCTGAGTATATCAGGAAGGGCTGGTCGAGGTGTAGATGGAGGACTCCACCACACCGCCGGGCTGCAGGGCCACATCGTCGCGCTTGGGCGGCTCATCGGGGATAAGCCAGCACACTTCGCACAGAGCGAGAGCCTTGTTCTTGCCAGACAGCTTGCCGGCTTTTGCACGAGGATCGTACACACCGGAAGCCTGAGCCAGGCCAGAGGCAGCAGCGCCACCGAGGTTGCCCACGGTGTACAGCTTGTAGGTGGTGTCGGCAGTCACCACATGCATGTTTGCCGCATTCCAGGCGTTGCTGGAGTTGAACGAACCGTTTTCGATACGGTTGTTCGAACCGGCCACAGTGGCGAAGAAGCCGCTGGGGGTGGGGGCAGTGGTCAGACCAACGCCGAGGGCGGGGCCGAGAC